CTCGTCGGTCACGGAGGACCGGCGGCACGCCGTCGCGGCGCTGTCCGAGCAGGTGGACACGGTGCGCGCCGAGCGCGACCGGGCGAGGCGCTTGGTGTGCGAACTGCAATGCGACCCGCCAGAGCGGTTCGTTGGATTGCCGCACGAGGTTGCGCAGATGTACGGCTGGGACTGCTACCCGGAGGCGACGCCATGACGCTTCCGCATGAGGAGGCGTACGCCATCGCGCGCACGCGCCAGTTCCTGCTCGACCTGCTGAACCCCAAAGCCACTCCACGTGTGCCACGCGCTGTCAGAAAGCGTGCATACGTCCTGTCCAAGCACTTCCCGGTCCTGCCGACCGTCGCGCAGGCGGAACGCATGATGGCAAGGATGGTGACCAAGTGATGCGCGAGATCGCCGGACTGCTTCAGGTCAAGGGGTTTGCCGTCACTCGCACGCCGATGGGGTGGATCGCCGTGGACCGCTACGGCACCCTGTGGTTTGAACTGACTGCCGACATCGTGCGCTACGGCTACGAGGACAGCGCGGGACGGCCAGTTGAGCAGCGCATCAGCGCGCTTGGCTTCGGGCCGTACGACCTGCAACGGATCATGGCACCGGAGGCGATGGCAGCCAAAACTTGACAGGTGACGCATGTCTGCCGCTACGCTTCCGCCGTGGAAGCACGGACGCAGACACAGCCAGTGGACGCGCTGCATGACGCATACCTGCGTGCGGTGGCACGGAACGCCCTACGCGCAGCGGAGGAACGCGCTAGGAAACGGTCGGTTGCCATCGCGCTGCTGAAGGAAAGCGTTGGCGCGGACGGTCGCAGGCGCAAGGAGCGCGCACGATGACCACGGCGACCACGGCGGAACTGCTTGCGCGCCGGGTCGCGCAACTTGAGGAAGACCGGGACAGGTGGGAGCGCATCGCGCGCGACGAACGCAGGGCGGCACGGCTGCGCGGCATCTGCGTGACATGGCTGATGGGCAACGCCGACGAGGCACACATCAAGGCGCTGGCGCTTGACGATGAGTCGCTGGAGATCGTCGCCAACCAATGCACTGACGAGACGTTCATCGAGTTGCGCAGCCGGGGCATGACGCCGACCGCGAGCGACGAATGAAGACGGCTAACCGGGTGTGGTTCGACGTAGTCGGGATGCCCGCACCGGGCGGCAGCAAGAACGCATTCCGCAACCCGCGTACGGGTCGCATCGTCGTGGTGGACGCGGGAGGCAAGCGGAACAAGGACTGGCGCGCAGCCGTGGCCGCCGCCGGACGCGAGGCGATGCAGGGACGGGAAATGCCAGCGCCGCCGCTGATGCTGACCGTACTGTTCAAGATGCCCCGTCCGGCTGCGCACCTGAACAGCAAGGGCAAGTTGCGCCGCACGTCGCCCGTGCTTCCCATCGTCCGGCCCGACCTGACCAAGTTGCTTCGCAGCACGGAAGACGCGCTGACCGGGATTGCGTGGGCTGACGATTCGCAGATAGCGGAGCAGTGGGTGGCGCGCATGTACGCGCTACCCGGCGATCCACCGGGCGCACGGATCACGATTTCAAGCATCGTGGTGTCACGCGCCGATGGACTCGCATGGGAGGACGAATAGTGCCAGCGCACCGGAAGCGGATCACGGCGACGGGGAAGCGGTGGAAGGCCACACAGGTGCATCCTGCGATCACGCGCATCGAGGCACCGATAGATGGCGTGGACGATTGCCTGTGGGTTCTGCTGCGAGGGGACGCGCACCACGACAACCCGCACAGCAACCACGACCTGCAGCGCGAGCATCTGGAGGAAGCGGTAAGGCGCGGAGCGGCTGTGGTGGATGTGGGAGACTTGGTGTGCGGCATGTTCGGGACGGGCGATCCCAGAGGGGTCAAGGGTTGCAGCGCGCGTCCAGAGTGCGCCAACGCCGCCGACTACCTAGACGCCATCGTGAAGTACAACTCGGACTTCCTGTTGCCTTACGCGCACAACCTGTGCGTGCTGAATCAAGGCAACCATGAGACGGCGCTGTTAAAGCGAAAAGAGTCGTGCCTTACCACGCGCATCGTGGAGCGCATCAACACGAAGACAGGCGCATCTGTCATCAAGGGCGGCTACGGCGGATGGCTTCACATCGTCCTGAACATGCACGGCGGCAAGGTCGCGCTGTGGGTGAAACTGTTCCACGGCAGCGGTGGGGGTGGACTCATGTCCTTTGACACCTTGCGCGTACGCCGTATCGCGTCGTTCGTCCCCGGCGCGGACGTGGTGGTGTGCGGACACGTCCATGAGCGGTGGGCGCTTGAGATCACGCAAGAGGAACCGACCTGTACCAACGGCATCTACGACGTGGAACACAAGTCGCAGGTACACGTCAGGACGGGTTGCTACAAGGACGAATACGGGCCGGGTCTGGCAGGCTGGCACATCGAGCGCGGCGCGCCACCGAAGCCGCTAGGCGGGTACTGGATGCGGCTCTCCATGAACCTGCGCAAGTCTGAAGGACGGCAGACAAGGCGTCCACGGATAGAGTTGATCGCCACATGACACCAGACGAGAAACGGAAGGCCGCGCGCGAGCGCCTGCAGCGGCGGATCAAGCGGATGCGCGCAATCACGGCGCACACCGTCGAGTCCTGCGATGCGGACGGCGTGGTGCTGATTGTGTCGTTCGCGGATCAGGACGAGACAAGCGTCAGGATGTCAACGTGGGGCAACGCGGTACTGTGCCGGGAGATGGTCCGGGCCGCGCGCAGGAGGATGCGAAAGGATGTGGACACCAATGACTAGCACGACCGAGTCCGAGTTGGCGTCCATCATGCTTGCCATCGGCAGGCTAGAGGGCAAGGTAGACAGCCTGCTTGCGCGGCAAGACGAACTGCAGTCCGCCATCCAGCGCTTGGAATCGCGCGTTCATGACCTTGAGGGACACAAGCACCGACTGCTAGGCGCAGCCGCCGTCGTGGGCGGCATCGTGGCGTTCGCAACCCGGTTCATCAAGTTCGGGACGTGACGGAACGTCGCCCCATGCGCGCAGCGACCGACAGAACGTCACGCGCACTTGTACTGACCGCATACCTTTCGTATGCGATTTCGTCCACGGGCTGCAGCGATGCGCAGCGCATTGCCGATGCAACCACCGTGGCACGGCGCAACGCGGAGAGCAGTCACGGACGGTTCGTCTGGATTGAGGGCAACGCCACCGACGTACCCGGCGTCAAGGCGCAGGCGGCAGCGGGGGCGGATGAACAGGTGGCGATCATCGCGGCCACCGAGGGCATCGTCAGGGCGCTACCGGGCGTCAAGGACGTGACGCCGTGGTGGGCGAACATGATCGGCTGGGGGCTGATCGCGCTTGCCATCATTGGCATCGTCGCGCTGCTGTGGATGACAGGTATCGGATCGTTCCTGCGTCAGTTGCTCGCAAGTGTGGCAGGTCTGATCCCGCGCCGCCAGCGCAGGGAAGCCGACCTAGCCGTGAAAGTCATGGACGAGGCATCGCCCGAGGGCATCCGCGAGTACATCGCCGCGCGACGGGCGTCCGATCCGGTGTTCGACGCCGCGTACAGCAAGGCCGCCAAGGACCGCTACGGCAAGATGCCGCATGGAGGTTCTGCTACCATGCCGACTACGGAGAACCCAACACATGGACTTTGACTCATTCCTCGGCTCGATCTGGTTCGCGCTTCTTCTCGGCGTCATCGGCTACATCGCCGGGAACGTCATGCCCATCGGCTCGCTGTTCAAGAAGAATTGAAACCCCGCCGGAGATCGCATCTCCGGCCCGACGCCCGGCAACGGGCGTTTCTAACCTCCCCCCGGACGGCAACGCCTGCGCCCAAGTTGGTGCGGGCGTTGTCATTTATGCTTCCCGCGTCATGGACGACGCCTACTGCCTACTGCACGGTGACTGCCGCGAACGACTGCAGTCACTACACGACAACAGCATTGACGCCATCGTCACGGACCCGCCGTACGGCCTTTCGTTCATGGGCAAGAAGTGGGACTACGACGTGCCGAGCGCCGACATCTGGCGCGAGTGCTTGCGCGTACTCAAGCCGGGTGGACACCTGCTCGCGTTCGCGGGGACGCGCACGCAACACCGCATGGCGTGCAACATCGAGGACGCGGGCTTCGACATCCGCGACATGATCGCATGGGTGTACGGGTCCGGGTTTCCCAAGTCGCTGGACGTGTCCAAAGCGATTGACAAGGCGGCGGGAGCGGAGCGTAAGGTGGTTGGGCAGCGTGTCTATGGCGATGGCCATGTGCAGAACAACAGCGGCGACGCAGCCAGCGGGTACGGCGGGGGACTGACCACTGAAGGCGAAGGGGTGCGCTCCATCACCGCCCCCGCCA